GGACGACTTTTAATGATTGTACTGTTTAATGGACCTCCACGTTCTGGAAAGGATGCTGCAGCTGATTTCTTTAAAGAAAAAGGCTATAAGCATTTATCATTCAAATATCAATTGTATAAAGAAACCATAAACTACTTTAATGTTGATAGACAGTGGTTTATGGATCGCTATAACAACCGTTCAGAAAAAGAAGTTCCAAGCGCTCTTCTTGGACATATGTCATGTCGTGAAGCTATGATTTACGTTTCAGAAAAAGTAATTAAACCAAAACATGGTCTGGATTATTTTGGTAAACAAGTTGCTTCCGAAATTAATTTAGAAAAGAATTATTGCATCAGTGATGGCGGCTTTATTGACGAACTTATACCAGTTATAAATACTGTTGGTTCCGACAATTTTATTCTCGTTCAACTTACACGAGATGGTTGTGATTATTCATCAGACTCAAGACGCTATTTTGATGGAAACGTTGTTAAGCAATACGTAAATTCTCATAAAACAAAAATTGAATCTAAATATGTATTGCCATATAAGTTTGATGTAAAAACATATAGAATACATAACAACGGCACAATCGGAGCTTTTCATAATTCATTACAAGACATATATGAAAAGGAATTAAATGTCACAAGAAAACAAGAACAAGGAGTCAATTAAAAGACGACTGTTTTATGAAAACCCATATGACATAGAAACGTTTTTAGAAGGACTTGACGCCGCATCAAAACACGGAAAAGAACTTCAATACATAGATAGATTTATTGCTTATCTTCGTTTAGATCCAACAAGAGAAGTTACTGATATATCTTTTAACATACTAAAAGAATTTGATATTATAAAATACACTAAAATATAAAGGAGTGATTATATTATGGCTAAAAAAGGTGGAAAATCAAGCGGTGCAGTTTCTAAAGGCGAGCGCCGTTCTTCAATGAAAACACGCGGTGTTGGTATCACTGAAGTAGAAAAAATGCTAAATAAACAGCGAGCGTTTTTCAAAGGTTCAGATCCTTGGGTTACTATGGCAAATCCAAATAAAGCTGAAACTAATAAACCTTTTATTAAAGTTCGTATGAGTACATTGCGCGGCGGTTCTGCCAATGATGTTAAAAAACGCGCATATATGATGAAGTAAGGATTATATTATGATTAATAAAGATCAAATCATGGAAAGTTTGCATAATACTATTTGCCGTGTTGTATTCACAAAGGCAAATGGTGACGAACGTGTAATGCATTGTACTCTACAAGAGTCCATGCTACCCGAGCAAATTGATTTAGAAGAAACAATTCAAAAGAAAAAACCAAATCCTGATGTCCTTGCGGTATGGGATGTTGAAGCCAAAGGTTGGCGATCTTTCCGCTGGGACTCGGTTAAAGAATTTACCACGGAGTTTAATTTATGAGCATGATTTATAAAGGCAACGTAGTTGAAACTGAGTTGTCTAAAAATTCAAAAGGTGGCACTGAAATGATGCGTCAGCGCCTACTTGAAAATGTAGAAGGGCATTTGTTGGAAAACTTTGCAATTCATTTTTCAAGACCTCGAGAAATTCCATCTGATGTTAAAAACATTTTATATTGTCACGACCTTGCTGAAGATCCAGAAAATAAAATTCTATTAGACGGTGGGTGGAAACAGTTCGACCGTTTCGTATTTGTTAGCGCATGGCAACGAGATCAATATATCATGATCTTTGGTATCCCATATTCAAAATGTAGTGTTATTCCTAACGCTGTTGAATTAAGATATATGCCAAAAACAAACCGTGATGTAGAAACAATTCGTTTTATTTACCACACGACTCCACACCGTGGTTTAGAAATCCTATATCCTGTATTTGATGCGTTGACACGAGAATTTGATAATATTCATCTTGATGTATATTCATCTTTCCGTGTATATGGATGGGAACAGCGTGATGCTCCGTATAATGAGCTTTTTAATAAAATCGCAAACCACGATCATATGACATATCATGGATCCGTGAGTAATGGCGAAGTACTTGACGCACTAAAGAAATCTCACATTTTTCTATACCCAAATATTTGGAAAGAAACATCTTGCATTGCATTAATTGAGGCAATTAAAAGTGGTCTAATTTGTATTCACCCAAACTACGGTGCTCTTACAGAAACTGGCGGCATTGCGTCAATTATGTATGATTACACCGAAGATCCAAATACACACGCGAACATTGCATATTCAGTTGCAAAAGGCGTATTGGAAATGCAAAAAAATGATCCAAAATTTATAGAAAGATTTACGACCTCTGAGCGTTTAAATCTAGCTCGTAATGATATAAACAGTTTTTCAGCGAGTTGGACGAGGCTTTTGAGAGATATGGGAAATGGCTGAAATAATTAATTTTCCAAAAATGAAAATAACAGTTCCTGCGCAAACAAAAGAAGATCTTGCGCAGGATCTAATAAATTATAAAAAAGAAATCGCAGAGGAAGTAGCAGAATTCCTTTGGAGGCATGTATTAGGCGAATTATCTAGAGTAGGGTGTAAGTTTAGTAATAACATAGAAGAATATTATCCATCAATGGTTTTGGTTTTAGAAGCTATAAGATCTTTGCATCTGCAGGCCAATGACGTTGAACATCCTTTACAAGAATTTGCATACCAATTTTTTGATCTTGATGATCTAGAAACTTTTGATGAAAAAATGGTTGACATTGATGAAGATGTGGATTAATATAGATAATGTAAATTAATTGAAACAGAGAAAAACAATGGCAATCTTAGTAGACTTTAACCAAGTTATTCTTGCATCTTTATTTGCAAGTATTGGTAATCATCATAATGTAGACATTGACGAAAATCTAATTCGTCATATGTTTTTAAACTCAATTCGTTCAAATCGTAAAAAGTTCACCGAAGAATATGGCGAAATTGTAATTTGCGCTGACGGTAAAAATACATGGCGTCGTGAAGCGTATCCTTATTACAAAGCTAATCGTAAAAAATCGCGTGATGAATCTGAATTGGATTGGAACCAACTGTTTGGTATTATGAATACAATTCGTGATGAACTTAAAGAATTCTTTCCTTATAAAGTAATTCACATTGAACATTGCGAAGCAGACGATATTATCGGAACTGTAATACATGACAACGGATCTGATTTAAATATCGGCTCTGAAAAGTTTCTTGTACTATCAGGCGATAAAGATTACATCCAACTCCAAACATATGTAAATGTAGATCAATACGATCCAGTTCGTAAGCGTTGGATTCGCAACGATAAACCAGAACAGTACCTTATTGAGCACGTTCTTAAAGGCGATGCAGGCGACGGTGTACCAAATATCCTATCTCCTGATAATTGTTTGGCCGTAGGTGAACGACAAAAACCTATGACAAAAAAGCGCATTGAAGTATATTCAAAAGGTACTGACGAAATGGATGAAGAAACACTTCGTCGTTATCATCGAAATAAAATGATGATTGATTTAAGTCAGATACCTGATAAATATAAAAATCAAATTCGTGAAGAATATTCACAAGAAAAAAACGTCGGTCGTCAACAACTATTCAACTTTTTTGTACAAAAGAAATTAAAAAATCTAATTACTGATATACAGGACTTTTAAAATGAAATTGTCAATTTCTGAAATTATTAATAAAGCAACGACTCTTAAGACTAAATCTGAAAAGGTCGAGTGGCTAAAACAACATGACACTTTGGCACTTAAAATGATTTTGCAGTCTACTTATGACAAAAAGCGAGTGCAGTGGCTTTTACCTGATGTACCTCCACCTTGGAAGAAAAACGAATATGAAGATCAAGCAAAAACTCTTCTTTATTCGGAAGCTCGTCGTTTAAAAATCTTTATCAAAGGTGGTGGATATGACGATATGAAACAAACTAAACGTGAACAACTGTTTATTAGTTTGCTTGAAGATATTGATAATGATGACGCGCACATGTTGGCAAACCATAGTATTATGCAAAAACCGTTCAAAGGTTTAACCACAAAAACAATTAACGAAGCATTTCCTGGACTTATCAGCGAGTAAAAAAATGGCAAAAAGTTTCAAAAAATTTCGTGAACAATGGGAAGAAGACGAATGGGGAGATAACGAAGAACGCTCCGTACGTCGTAAAGAAAAGAAAATGAAATCACGCCGTGACAAGCGTAAAATGAAACACGAAGAAAAATATTCAAACTTTAATGATAATGACAGTTGACATTCGTTTAGAATCAGTATAGTATTATATTGAAATCTAATGGAGTATATATTATGAAAATCAATGAAAAACTAATTCTTGTCGACTGTGACGGTGTATTGCTTGACTGGCAATATTCATTTTACAAATGGATGTCAGCTCGTGGTTATCATCCAGTAATTGATAATGAATATGATATGGGTAAGACATTTGATATGCCTTATTCTGAAGCAAAGAAAATGTGTGAATACTTTAACTGTTCTGCTGCTATTGGTTGGTTAACTCCTTTCCGTGATGCTGTTAAGTACGTTAAGAAATTGCATGAAGATCATGGCTTTGTTTTCCATTGTATTACATCGCTATCAACTGATGTTTATGCCGGTAAACTGCGTAAGAAAAACCTTGAAGCTTTGTTTGGTAAAAAAGTTTTTGAAGAAGTTATCTGTTTAGAGTGTGGTGGAGATAAAGATGAAGCTTTGTTGCCATACAAAGATACAGGCTGCTTTTGGGTAGAAGATAAGCCAGAAAATGCTGTACTAGGATCTAAACTTGGTTTGAATTCAATCCTTATTGAGCATGAACATAACAAAGATTTTAACAACGATAATGTTCAAAAAGTTTCACGTTGGAAAGATATTTACGATTTAATTGTATAAATACATCTAACAGGTTGATATATTATGATAAGAGGTAGCCTGTCGTCGGTTGCCTCTTTTTTTCTTAAAGGAGAATGAATGCCCTCTTATAGTTTTGAAAATACCGAAACAAATGAACAATTTGATTTAATTCTGAGTATGTCCGAACGCGAGACGTACCTAAAAGATAATCCCCATGTCAAGCAAATTTTTAAGAGATTTCCGGGTGTCGTTGATCCGGTACGTCTAGGGCGCAAAAAGCCCGACGACGGTTTTCGTGATGTTTTGAGAAATGTGAAGCACCATCACGGTGGTTCAAGAACAACTAAAAACACAATCAATGACTTCTAACTCCGTTAGGGGTCAATAGGAGGTTTCATGGCACAAAAACAGCGCAGACTATCCCGCAAGGAAAAGCGTAGACAAGCAAGAGAAATGGATCATATGGTTAACATCTTAAACCAAAAGTTTTCGATGAGAAAAATAAATCCGTTAACTCCATCACAAGCTGATCTATTTGAATCTTATCACGAAGGATACAATCTCGCGGCCATAGGAACA